CGTATATCTCCCCTTCTAGATATTGTTTAATAAACCTATTTTTTGCTGTCAATGCACGAATTATAATCCCCACATAATTTCTCTGGGAGACCGCAAGACCCCCCGTTTCGGATTTTACGACATCTTCCTTTACTGGCTTACGCATCAACTGTACTGAAACTGATGGCAAATATACGCAAGCTTTACCACCGGGCATATTCTTAACCAAGGTAGGATGAAGATCTCCCGGATTATCATATAAATGATTTGTTATAATAATTGCAGTTTTAGTTTGTGCTGATAATTGAGTGCAAGTTCTCAGTAATGATTTAATTGCTCTAGCTCTAGTGCCCATATCTATACTAGATGAATCTTTTTCTATTCTAGCAGTTTCCAATGCGCTCTCCAAATTTCCTATGGAATCAATAGCTATAATAAATCTCCCTTCTAATCCCTTCTCTTTTACATTTGTAAGAAACTTATGAAGACTGTTTCTGCATTGTTCTATACTAAATATAGGAACATGCATAATTTTGGCAGTATCTAATCCTAGACGTTCTGCTCCTTCCGGATCTATAGCATTTTCAGAATCGAATATTACTGGTATTACTCCATTATTTTGAGCATTCGCCAGAATCTTTTGTACTATAGACGATTTATATGTCATACTCTCTCCGTAAAACATCGTAAGGCGACCACTCGGTACTCCGCCATTTCTCATCTTTCCACTGATTATAGCATCCAATACATAACTACCAGTACTAAACCATTTATCCACTCTACTCAATGTTGAATTTTTAAGAAATGCTGCGTATGGGTTACCTTCTTCTAAAATCTCTAGTGCTTTGACAATATCTTTATCCATAATTAATTATATCACATTCTTTATAAGAATCAACAAAAAAACCCCTGCATAACAGGGGTTTTTTTACTTCTAATTATACCAAAATCTATTCATCAAATAGTTTTACCACATTTTCACTATCTGGCTGTGTAGTTTCCGTAACAGGTTGATTAGAAGCTACTCTAACATACTGTTCCAGTAATCGACCATCAATATTCACAGTACCAATGGTGATTTGATTTAAATTAAAATTCCAAGTACTTCCTTCGGTTCGAGTGGATGAATCTATAAATTCTGCAAAGAATAAAGGAATCAACTGTACTTGAAGTTGACCGTTTTGTGCCTGTGCGACATTAATCATTGCAGGATTTTTAACAGAAATTGTGGAATCTGTTCTTGCCAGTTCTTCTCCCATAATATTCCGTCCGATAGAATCAATAAATGTGATAGTATTCATATTGAGATAATATTTTAACACATATTTATAAAATATCAACTAAAAAGATCCTCTAAAGTACATCTTAATTGTTCGGTTGGCTTTCTGGGCACCCATTTCATTATATTATAGAATCGTTCTACACACAAATACATATCCTTCTCAAACATTTTATACATATCAGGTTTTAATATAGAATTAAATTCACTAGGATATCTATTTTTAAATCCTATAGCTTCTATTCCGTATTTATTTGGAGTCTCTACGTAGAAATATTTTAATTTATCCCCACTGACAATCTTTTCGTATTTTTTATTTAATTGTAATTTATCTAATAACAAATTATAATAGTATGCACATTTTACATGTCCGGGCATTCCTTTGCATGTATGAAATTCGTCTGATAGTGCTTCATATTTTTCTAAATTTCTAATACCTTTTACTACCGATATTTCGGTTACATCCATATTTAAAAACTTATTATAAGATTCTTTAAATATCTGATTAGTACTTTCTTCTGATTTTGTTAATATAATGTTTTGAATTATTTTTTTTACATAAGGTTTAACCGCTTTTGGCATTGTAGTGCTTACTACTTCGACCCCAGTATATTTCCAAGTATCACATTGCTTTCCTTCTTTGTCTAATACATGCAAGACATATCTTTTCTTTTCGAGGAAGATTCCCGCATCACAAATGTTTTCTCTTTTGAATTCAAATCTACAATCATTAGTATTTAAAGTTCTAGCAGCCCATTTTTGGATATGTTCGTTTATATATTTTTGTAGTTTTTCTACAACTATATAAACTTCATTAGATAGTTTGCCATTTTCGTAAAAATTACTAATCAATTGATCTATTGATACATACATACTATCTGTATCTCCTGCGATCAAACCCTTTTCTAGCTGTATAGGATCAGTTATTCCAGTTTCTTGTTTAACAAATCTTTTAAATATTTCTCTAGATTCTTTAATTACTGCCTGTCCGGTTAAAGTTATAGACTCTGCAATATCCGTATCTGCAATCGAACAATATTCATTCGCACATGCTCCATATACACTATTAATAAAAATTTTTATGGATTGTTGTTTAGTATCTAGCTGTGTTATTTTTATTTCAGCTTGTTCTTTTTCCTTTTCATTTAATTTTGATATATTAGATTCTATCTTTTTAATTTCTGATCTAATATTAACTCTCTTTTTATAATATTGATCTACCAAATCTGCTAGAATTCCTCTCTTCTTCTGGGAAAATAATACTTTAGATCTTGATATTGCTATCTTTTCTTTTTTAATGTACTTATTAAAGTCCGAAATATTAAAATCGACTATTACTCCATCTACATTTCTAATTGAAACCTTACCATTATTAATTTCTATAATTTTTCCTACTTTAGTTTCAGGAGATGCATTTAACGTAATCATCGTATTAGGATACAACGAATTCGCATCAAAACTAACTATTGATGTATGATGCCCCGGAACTGGATGGAATACAAACCCACCTTCAAATTCTCTTTGTTCTCCATCTTCTACTACAAATGTACAAAGTCTTTGATTACGTTTCCTAGCTTCTATTCCTGCTGCCCCTGTTACAACGCCCACAGTGCCCAATGCTGACTCAAATGTAGTACAACCGGTATATGACAGCATTCTTAATAACTGAATGTACTGTAGACGTTTTTCTAGATTTACTAACAGTCTAACATCTTGTATGTTATAATCTACAAATGTCTTCCAATCGCTAGACATTAATTCAAACAAGCTTTGGTCTCCGAAATCTACTTTAGTCTCATCTAATTCTACCTGTCCTATATAATCAAGTTTATAACTTTCTCTGTTTACTGGACAAAATTTCTTGTAAATGTCCATATAATCTACACATGATATACCATCTATTCTATGTACGATCTCCTTTTTCCCAAATTTTCCATTAAATAATTTGGTATATCTTCTTCCGTGTGGTGATATTGTATCAGTTTCGTCTTTGCCTAAAATTCTTTCTAGTCTATTTATGATATATGGTACATCGTATCTATCACTAGCCCATCCAGATAGAATATCAGGAGGATCAATCTTCATAAAATCTAAAAATTTCTGTAATAAAATATATTCGGATTTACAATAATAATATATTACATCATCACTATCAGGATTATATGGATGAGTTCCCCATACATGATAAATTTTTGTGAGAGAATCGAATACTGTAATTACATTAATTTCGTCTGCTGGGTCATGCGGTGAAGAAAATCCATTTTCTCCAACAGCTTCGATATCCACGAAATATATTTTTAACGGAAATTGCGTAAATTCTTCGCTATCATTATAATTCCAGTACATATCAATTAATGATTGCTGTATTGGATTATAATTATCAAATACTCTTTTGAGTCCTCGTTCTTTTAAGAATTTAGTTCTATCAAAAACATTCCCAAAATGCTTTTTTCTTAAATTTGTATTGAATATACTAACATCTAGACCACCATTATCTTCATAATAAAAATATGGAAGACATTCAACGGAAGTTACCATCCGTTTTCCGTCATTATCCCAAGTGTATATATCTACAACTCGTTCTTTATAATTGTAAATTGCATTACGATATCCTACCATAAGGATATCATAACACAGATTTATCTACAAATCAAGGATTGTATCGTTTCAGATTGACTCTTTCCTTGGCTCCATAAGGAGTTAAAAATAATTCTTGATAACAACCCAAGTTTCTATCCAATTCTAAAAATCTATCTTCTGCAACTCTTCTACGTTTATATGAACTATTCTTATAGTGTCCTGCTCTACTAAGTTCATATTCCATCTTATAAAGCATTTCTTCGCCAGATTTGAATTTAATGTCAGCATCTTTATATGTACACATATCCTGACATGCTACTGGTAATCCATAGGAACATGCTTCGATATATTTCAAATCACTCTTTGCTCTATTGAAAGAATTATCTTGCAATGGTGCCACCATCATCTGTACCCCCAAATCATATATTTTTTGTGGATAGTCATACAATCTTTGCCATTGATGAAATTCTATCTCTCCTCTTTCAATATATGGTCTAATAGGCGGTGGGAATGCACCCAAAAATACCCATTGATATTTATGTCTACTATCAATTATCGCTTTGATGACATGTTCAAAATCATCCTTCTGACCCACTCGATTTTCGACATCAAAATGAGCACCACTACCAGCATAAAGGACACGAGGCTTCTTTTTATTCTTATCATATAGATCATTTATTCTATTTGGATTAAAATGGTTTCCTATCCAAAATTTAGCAGGAAAATTTGGGATTACCGTGATTTCTTGTTTTCCTGTGCGTAATCTATATAAATCCTTCATATAATCACATGTTACACTAACTTCGTCACATAGATTTATAATATCTGTTACATTATTTCGGATTTCATCTGACGT